ATTGTCGCCATCGGATGTTACTCCTTATGCGATGCGAATAATCGCGTTACTTGCGTCTGCTGTTGGGAATACAACTGTAAAATCACCATTTGTAGATGTTTTATCTGAACCAAAGTCCAAGATCACAACTGCTGGATTTCCTGCTGCTGTATCATTGTATATCATAGCACCACGAGCAGTTATAGTCGATGAAGACCAAGTTGTATCTGCAAAATCAGTAAAGGCTGTAGTTCCTGAGCTTGTCGGATCAACACGAGTTAGTGTATTTCCACCTGCCGTATAATTGGTGCCTGTAACTTCATTAGAAGTAGTGTAAGCTGTAGTTGCAGCGTTAAAAGAAGCACTATTTGTATATAGAGCTATCTTAAAGGTGTCTCCACCTGAGTTTTTAAAGTTATGCACGGCCTCAAGAAGCTCTTTCTTAAAGCTCGTACACATAAAATTACCTGAAAAGGCCATGTCATAATCTCCTTATGAATCTAATGTTAGTATATTATAATTATTTATGCCGATTGTCATGTTTTTTCTCTCATAATTAAACCAGTGCGATAAGCATCGGTAACTTCTTGAGATTCCCCAAAGTTTTTGACCCTAGACATGGCTTCAGTAAACCGCTGAGTATAGTTTGCAACTAAGTCAGCTTCACCCTTCATAAATGTATAAGCCTCAATAAGAGTTCCATACAATAAAGCCACAGAAGCATTTGTACTTAACCATGTAGTATTGTTATCGCCTACAGACGTTAGACTTGGAGGTCTATAGAAGTAATGTAGCTCTACTTCATATGCCTGATCTGGACTGGGAGCTAATATAAAGTTATTTATGTCGAATTGAGCATAATAACGAGGCCCACCAGTTGTAGATTTATTGGGATTAAAAGACTGAACAAAGTTTACGTCCTTAAACATAACAAATTCTTTTGAATTGTTGGTTGTATAAGAAAGGCTAAATGGAGCCAAATAATCAGTCGGTAAGGCAAGATATTGAGCATTATTTGCATCTGTAGCGTATGCTGTTAGATTTCCTGTCTTGTTCTTCCTAAAAACCTCTAATTGAGCTATTTTTAAGATACGTTCTTCTGCATTCTTGATAAATACATTGATATTATTCACAAAAGTTGTTTCTGTGTTCTCAGTGTAGTCTTGAATTGCTGTTTTCATTTCTGCGTATGTAAAACTCATGATATTGTCACCGTAACTCCACCTACTGCACCAGTAGCAACTAAATTATTAGGGGTTAAGCCCCCATCGTATGCCATTCCTACTGGATTCCATCCCCATTGTATATTGTCTTGTTGCGCAACGTTCTGTTCAGGACGTGGATTTCGCAACGCTTGTGGGTCTGGAGTAGCTCGTAATGGCTCTAATTGAGGTTGTTTTGCTTCCCATTCATCCTTTCCAACCAATAAACCATTCCACTCTTTTCGCATGTCTCTCAAGCGATAACGGAAGCCAGAACGGTCAGATATACCATATGCCCATTTTCCAGTGGCATATTTAGACATAGCCATAGCTCCTTAAATCTGGAGCCACACGGAAAGATGCTCTATCTCTATCTTCATCCATTGCGCGGTTTATTTCTTCTTCATACACCGCTTTTAGCATCTGTGAGCGATCTGGAGCGCGTTTCATAGAGATATAATAGGCTAATCCAGCCGCTAAAGCAGGGTAAAAACGGAAGGGAACTTGCGCTGTATTAGTGTAAGTATCAGCGTCATCCATGCGTATTAAAGCGTCATAATACACCACATCAGTGCTATTATCAGGCAAAGGCCACATTTGAAGAACTGGATTTATTTGCCTATCAACAAAAAACTGTGTTGGCCTTGCAACTGTAGATTTTGTTGGAATATTGAGGTATTCGTCTCTACTTATGCGATTTAAAGCATAATCTGTTCCATCTCGACGTATAACTAAAGATAATATGTCAATTACATCAGTTCCAAGAGGCTGATCACCGTCTCCTTGAGTAACTGTGAAGTTTCTTTGTGCTATAGTCCATTGATTTAAGCCTCTATTCGCCCAATCAGCAAACATTAGGTTCATAGAGCGCTTTGCAGTCTTTAAATCATATCCAGTACGAACCTCTAAGCCACATCGCTCAAAAGCTTCCTCAATATAGTCTGCTACGTCTAATTCAAAGTCCTTAGAGCCTGATACAGTCATTTCTTTTTCCTTTTTAAAGCCTTTACTCTACGAGGCTTGCCCGCAGGTTGACCAATACGCTTCTTTTGGGCTACTCTACTACGCTTTTCGCTCGCTGTCATCTCTGATCTTGTTTTTGGTGTCTTAGAGCTTACGCGCTTAGTGGGGCGACAATAAGGAGTTGAGCGTTTTTCGCCCTTTTTACGTCCACAAGGCTTACCTGTTTTAACATCTTTCCAGTCTTCTTTAAACCAACGCTTTAAAGCAGCACCTTTTTTTGTTTTTCTTACAGCCATTATGAATACTTTGTAACTTTTCTTCTATTTGACAAAACTTTACCGCAACCGTTTGCTACAGCTCCACCGCTAATCATTCGACGTACTGGACGCTTGCGAAACTCATTAGATGGCTCAATAACGCCACCCATAGCCTTCTTAACAGGCTTTTTTTTGCTGTTTCCCCAGTTTTTAGCGCCTTTTTTTCTACACTTAGCGATTGCTCCGCTTGCGTATGCGCTTGGAAACACCTTGTACCTTGCTTTTACCTTTTTGTAGCACGCGTCTTTTGGCATTCTTCTTCCTTTTCATGGGCGATTTAGTAACTTGTTGCCCCATCTGTGAACGGCTCATAGCCATTTAGCACTTCCACCTTTTTCTAGCTTGTCGCAATCGACTATTCGGATCTTTTGCAGCTTTCGGAAATTGTTTCATTTGTCCTGCTGAACGTGCGCAATAAGATTTACGGCGTTTAGCTGCGGCACTACCTTTTTTAACCTTGCCAGTAACGGCAGTTTTGAGCTTAGAGCCGGGGTTTTTCTTACGATAAGCGGCAACACCCTTTTTGGTCATACCCGCACCGGCCTTAGTCTTTCGGTAGTTACCACCTTTGCCGGTGGTTTTGCGTATTGGATTTTCTTTTTTACGAGGCATTAATCACCTATTAAAATTTTAGATGGGAGAATAAGGCACTCTCCCACCATATTTTAAGACAAAAACACTGTCAGTTCGTTGCTTGATCCTGTGAAAGCACTAACATACGCACCGCTTTTAGCGAGAATACCATCATCAGGAATGTTTAAATGGTGAATCCCTGCTGGAAAAGTTTGCGTAATCAGTGTATCGCCCGAACCGCTACCATCTTTAATTGTAAAAGCACCCGCTGCGGCTGCATAAATTACAATTTGACGAATACGAGAACGAGCAGGACCGACAACAGCCGCAGATGTACCCTGCGCCCAATTATATGCCTTTACTGGACCTGCCATGTTAAGCTCCTATCACGCTAAGTTGTTGTTTTGAGCGTATAGGATAGTAAAACGAACTAAACCCGCATTTGTTGCAGCCGAAGCAGTAACAGTCAAACGAATGTCTGCTGTTCCTGTGTCTTGCCATGCCAGCGCAGCACCCGCTTCTGTAGTTGGATATTTACGTCCAGCAGTTGTTCCGCTTGCGAATGTGTTTAAAATAGTAGCTGCACCACCTACGGTATCACCAACACTCAAGTTGGTTGTAGCATTCGCCGCAGTAATTACATCAATTACACAGTCAATAATCTGAGAATTTGCAGGAATAACAACGTTAGTAACAGATGCAGCTAATGCACCGCCAGATAAATCTGCTGAAAAAGTCTGCGTCATAACAACTTGACCAACGTTTGCAATATCAGAGCCAAGCGTTGTGCCAGTAGTATCTTTAATTGTGCCAGCCTTTATTGGGCCAGAGAAAGTAGTAATACCCATGTCTATCTCCTGTCTGGGTTAAGTCAGTAGCGGAATGCCACTGTCAGGGATAACATTATAATACACAGTATTTTTCAAAAAGAAAGGGGCAACCGAAGTCACCCCTATCAAAACTAAAAGACTTATTATTATGCGCCCGGAGAACCGAATACACAACGTGGGTCAGAATAGCCAAAGCTGTAACGCTCACGCGCTTTGAAACGCATGTTACCTGTATCGAAGTCAGCTTC